GTTCATTTAACTTAAGAAGAATATAATGTATAATATATAACTTACAAGGATTTTAAAATTCATCCACAATTTGTGAGATGTTTAACTTAATTCAGAATTGTACCAACAGCGAATCCATAAATTTATTTTGATAGTTTATGTTGTGAATATTTACAAATAACTATTAAAGGTGGAGCAGAAATTTTTGAAGATTATTCATGGGAATAAGATTTTTCTAAAGGAAACACTGAAGATAATTGGATTAAAACTTAATTAATCATTGAAGGTTAAAACTTAAATTAATAAATTGATGTTGATAATTTATTTGAATCTTAAATTTAATTTGAACTGCCAACTCTATACGATTTTGATAATGTAGAAGAACAATTTTTACCTCTTTTGGAAATAATTGAAATTGGAGAATGTATTTAAATGTAAAAATTAGGTGATTTTCCTTTTAAAAGTTAATTAGATATGTGGTTAAATAAAGATTTTTTTGATATAGTAAACATGTACATACCCTTAGAAAATAAAACTGTTTTTTCAAATGAAATACCAGTTTAATGGGGTAAAATAGTTAAAACAACTTTAGTAGAATTTCCAGAAACAGCTGTACCAGTTTTTGGAAAAATGTATGGTTAAGAAACTAATGTTATGTCTAGAAGAATTTTTGGTTCAACTGAATTTGTTAAGAAAAAATTAGATGTATTAAAATTGTTTAATGAAATAATTAGAGTTTTATTCAAAGTTGATGCCAACAATTAAAGTAAACATTTTAAAATGAATTGTTTAACTGTTAATTCTAATGATTCAAATTTATGGTTTTCAGGACGAAGTAATATTAAAGGAAAAATGTAATAAGCTATTAAATAAATAGGAGCTGAAAGATTATTAAATAATATAGATAAAGTTAAATATTTTATTAAAACTGAAAGTTTAGTTAAAGATACATAAATAACTGGTTGGCATTAAGTTTTAGCTAGACCAATTTTAGCTTAAACTTTAAGTTAATCAGTTCTTTTTAGTCCAATGTTTACATAAGCTAAAGCAAGAATTAAAAGTATTTTGAATGATAAAATAATTTATACTGATGGGTTAACACCTCAATAATTAAATTAAAGATTAACTACTTTTAAATCTGTTAAATATTTTTTTGAATGTGATTTAACAAAATAAGATATGTAAACTAGATAACCAACAATTGAATTGGAATACTTAATTTATGAATTTTTAGGATGTGATATCAATGTTTTAAATTATTATAAAAAAAGTCATGAACATATAAATATTTACGGTAATTATACATATGCTAAAGATAATAAAGGGAAACGTTTAACTGGATAACCTCCAACAGCTTTCGGAAATATGATAAATAATTTAAAATGTTTAAGTGAAACAGTAATTATACCTAATTACGATATAATTGAATTTGTATTAATTTTAGGAGATGATATATTAATTGGTTTACATTAATTTATAGATATAACTAATTTAAATAGAGAAATTAAAGAACTTCATAATGTAGACGCTAAACCTAGTTTAAGTTAAACTCATGGTTTTTTTTGCTAAATGTTAGTTTTTAATACTGAATTTAACATTGGTTGCGGACCAAATTACATAAGATTAAAGTAAAGATTTGAAGTTACAAATGGAAGAACTAAATTAGATGATTATTTATTATCAATGAGATCGATAAGTTATTTAATGACTTTAGGTAATATAGAATAAACTTTAAAATTATAAGAAAAATTATAAGTTGTACCACCTTCTTGGTATGACTAAGTATTATTAATTAAAGCAATTTAAGATGCATATTTAGTTAATGAATGGACTGTTAAATAATATCTAATTGATTTAATTGATATGATGACATAACCAATATTATATTAATAAGAATTTTATGCTTTTAGATCATCTTTTTCAAAGATGGCGAACATTTAATGAACGTGTCATGGTGGTTAGGGTAACTTAATC